AATCTACACCTTGCCATAATTTAAGCACACGCCCAAATACCTCAAAATCCATATCATCAGTAATTAACCAGCTTTCATAAGCTTTGTTTTCACTAATTGCGCGCAAGCCTTGACCTGGTATTCTTTGCAATCTTTTAATAAACCCTTCGTTACCAACTCGAAAAAAATATACGCTATCAAATTCTACAGACTTGACGCCAACATCAATAATTAGTGGATCTCCACTATTAAACATTCCTTTCATACTGTCACCAAATCCAGTGACAATTTTTAAATTATGCTTTCCAGTAGATTGCTTTATGTTTAGTCGTAGCCATTCATCTGATACTTGCCACTCATTAATAACGCCTGATTGGTCTCTCAATATTAATCCATTGCCCATTGATCCATGTGCATCATAGTGTTCAATCAGCACGTCATTATTTAGTGACTTAGAGTTATTGCTTTTATATCCAATAAGCAGTGAATCAGCAAAGCTTAACTCCATGCTTCCATTTCCTGTTTGAACCCACTGCGCATTACACCCAACTAACTCCTGAACTTTTAATAGTCCATTTTTTGATATTCCTCTAGCCTCCCAGTTATTAATGGTTTGCGGAGATTCATTCAATAGAGTTGCTAAGTTAGTTTGACCTTCAATGCCTTTTAGCTTTGAGGCCGCCTCATAAACTCTTTGCATTGAGATGTGTATTTTATTCATGTTTAAAGAATATCAACATTAAATAGTTTTTGTTAAACATAGTGTTTGCATTTTCATTAAACATGGTGTTTAATACTGTTCTATGAACGATAAAAAAATCATAGAAAATCTAGGCGGTGCGACAAAAGTTGCCAAGTTATTGAATTATGACTTGGGAAAAGGTGGCGCACAGAAAGTACATAACTGGATAACTCGAGGAATTCCGCCAAAGGTAAAACTTGAGCATCCAAATCTATTTCTTCGACAAGATTTATTTGAAGAACAAAAACGTCAGGAGATCGAATCATGACTGAAAAAATTTCATTCTCTCGAACCAATAGATTAGGTGATGAAGTTGCAGAGCTTAGGGTTAATTTACCTAAGTATGTATTGGCTGTTGTTGATTCAGTTGCAATTTCTGAAACTAAATCATCTGGAAAGATGGTATCGCGTACTGACATAGTTAATCGCATCCTTTCAAGTTTTGTAGATCACAAGATTGATGAAGCTAATCTTATCACCTCAGTTTTATCCAACAATCCAACACCACTGGAAATTAAATCATGAGAACAAGCGTAAGAGAAACATCGCTCAATACTTACCACTCGCTGCAAAGTAAATTCGGCGCTCAAACGTGCAAGATCATGGCATTCATGAATGAGAATCCGCAGCACAACTTCACAAGGCGTGAAATAGCAAGCTATCTTTCAATTGAAACATCAAGTGTTGCAGGTCGAGTAAATCAGCTTGTAAATGATGGTGATTTGATTGAATTGCCCATTAAACGTAAATGCTCTATTACTGGCATTACTGCTATTTGTTTACGGTTGCCACTCTCTCAGAGTGATTTGTTTGAGGTTGATGCGTGAATGAGCTGGCTTTATTCGCAGGCACTGGTGGAGGCATACTTGGGGGGGGGCTGCTCGGATGGCGAACAGTTTGCGCCGTTGAACGTGATGCCTACGCTGCACAAGTTTTGGCGCAACGACAAAATGATGGATCACTCGAAGCATTCCCAATTTGGTCTGACGTTTGCAGTTTTGACGGAAAGCCGTGGCGAGGAATTGTTGACGTTGTATCGGGCGGATTCCCTTGCCAAGACATTAGCGCGGCAGGAAAAGGCGCAGGAATCGATGGCGAGCGCAGCGGAATGTGGAAAGAAATGGCACGGATTATTGGCGAAGTACGACCAAGCTACGCATTCGTGGAAAACAGCCCAATGCTCACTACTAGAGGACTTGGAGTTGTCCTTGCAGACTTGGCCGCGCTGGGGTTCGATGCGGAATGGGGCGTGCTATCTGCAGCCGATGTTGGCGCACCTCACCTTAGAGAGAGAATTTGGATTGTTGCCAAAAAACGAAACATTCTTTCACACACCCAAAACCACGGGGCTGGATGGCGGGAGCAATTCACGCAAGGCGCTGAAAAAGAGATTGAAAGCAGAAACACCAAGCGGCAACTGGCCAACACCCACATGCTCGGATGTGATGACCGACAAACTGAAGTCAACCCAACAAACAGCAGGCTCGATGCACTCGGTGAGTTTAGCGCAAGCGGTGCAAATGTGGCCAACACGCGATGCGAACATGGGAGCGCGCGGCAGTCAACCAGAGTGGACAGCAAAGCGAGCAAGTGGACATACCGCGCAATACTCGATCAACCAAGCGGTACGAGATTCTTACGAAACTCCAACGGCACGCATGTGGAAAGACAACGGAAAGTCACCGTCAGAATTAGACAGAAACTCAGAAACATTAGCCATGCAAGCTGGTGGTTCACTGAACCCGCCGTGGGTAGAGTGGCTCATGGGGTGGCCAATAGGGTGGACAGACTTAAAGCCATTGGCAACGGACAAGTGCCACTTTGTGCAGCAACCGCATTTGAACTACTTAAATCAAGGATTGGATAATCATGAGTAGCAAACAAGATATTTGGATGCCACTTTATATTGCTGATTACTTGGCAGATACAACACGCTTAAATACAGAACAGCATGGCGCATATCTTTTGCTGATTATGGATTACTGGCGCAATGGCGCACCGCCTGATGATGATGAAGTTTTAGCTAACATTACACGCTTAACTATTCAGCAATGGCGTAAACATAAGCCAACATTAGTAAAGTTGTTCGTACTTTCTGATGGTAATTTAGTACATAAACGCATTGAATCGGAATTGCTTACAGCATCAGATAACGCTGAAAAATATGCTGAAAGAGCTAAAAAAGCAGCAGCTAAAAGATGGGGTAAGGATTCACCAAGCAATGCTACAAGCATACCTAGTAGCAATCCTAAAGAAGAACTTGAGGATATGCTTGCCGATGCTACATCACCTTCACCTTCATCTATTAAACCCAATGAACTAACACACAGTAAAGAAACATTAACCAGTGTAGAGCCAACTCTTGCCGCCAGTGTGTGTATGGAACTTAAAAATCTTAACTACCTGGACATAAACCCAAGCCACCCCAAGCTTCAGGCAATGCTTACTGCTGGAGCTACGCTTGAAGAGTTTGTCCACGCAGCTCAAACCGCAAAAATAAAAAAGTTTTCATATGTGCTTGGAATGGTCGAGGGTATGCGAAAGCAAGCAGCCGCCGATAACGTCACTCAAGGAAATTTCAAAGAAGCTGCAACTGCTAACGCATGGAGAAAGACGGATGCAGGGATTATGGCAAAGGCGAAAGAGTTGAAGATCGGAACGCAGGGGATGGATAAGTTTTCACTGATTGCAAAGATTGACGCGAAGCTAGACCAGAAAAAGGCTGCTTAGTGGCTTGGGTTGAAGTAGATCAATACCATGCAAAAAACGGCAACTGGACGATGACTAAAAACGGAAAAAAAGAACTTGGAAATTTGAAGTTTGGTTTATTCGAAAGCGGTAAATTTATAGCAGTTTTTGAATCACAAAAAGAAGCGGTAATGAAACATAAACAACTAACTGAGGAATTGAAAAATGAATGAAAAACAACTCGAAAAACAAATTAAAGAAAAAGGTTTAAATGCACCGCGCCTAACACCTAGCCATATTGATTCAGTGATTTATGGCGCGAAGTTCTGGCAGCCAGAGGGAACAACTCTAACCGTATGTGCCATGCAGTTAACAAACGGAACTATGGTTGTAGGTGAAAGCGCCTGCGTAAGTGCTGAAAACTTTGATGCTGAAATTGGTAAGAACATCGCTTATGACAATGCGCGTCAGAAAATTTGGGCGCTTGAGGGGTATCTGCTAAAACAGAATTTAAACGGAGAATCAGCTAATAAAGGTGATATGCCTGATATTGAAGCCACCAAAACATTTAGCGATGCAGAAGCCTTAGAACAATTAAATAGCTAAAAATGTCTGATTTCACTATCACAAAGCGCGTTGACGTAGAACTGTCAGAAACTCATAAAGAGGCTCTTTATCAGTACCTATTCAGCGTGCTTGGTGGTGTAAGTGAGCAGGATAACAAAGCTTGGCGTAAGTTCTGGAAAAGGATCAACAACCTTGAAGTGGGTGAGATTGTTGATTTTGAGGCGATATTCCCACGTAACGGTAAATTCCATCGCAAGTTCTTTGCATTACTTAACTTTGCATTCGATGCTTGGGAGCCTGATCGCATCAATAAATCATACAAAGGCCAGCCAGTAGCCAAGAACTTCACGCGCTTTCGCAAAGATGTTTTAGTGCAGGCAGGTTATTACGATCAAACCTTTGACCTTGATGGAAACATGAAGCTTGAAGCCCAATCAATCAGCTTTGCAAGTATGGATGATGAAGAATTTGAACGTGTGTATAGCGCGGTAGCTGATGTGATTTTGCAGAAGGTTTTAATTACTTACGCAGGGCGTGATGAGTTGGATGAGGTAATGAGTAAGGTGATTGGATTTCTATGATCGCTAAGTTTAATTATGTTCGCAGCAAAAGATTAATGAATGCTTACAGGACTATACCTTGCCAGCACTGTGGAAAGAGTAACGGAACTGTAGTAGGGGCGCACAGCAATCAATACATACATGGTCATGCACGTGGAATCAAAAGTTCTGACATTTTCTGTGCCAGCCTTTGTGCTGATTGTCACTTTGAACTTGATAACGGAAAGCTTTTAACACGTGATGCGCGTATCTCGATGTGGAACAGAGCGCACATTAAGACTAAAGAACTATTAACTCAGTTAGGGGTTTATCAATGGTAAAGATTAATAAAGGCTTAATGAAATGATTATAGAGCTGCCTTATCCAGATATGGCGTTAATGCCTATCTACATGCGCTTTCAAATGCTAAGGCTCATTATAGGCAGCCTGACGCTCAAACTTATGCAAGCCAATTAGATGCGCTGCTTAACAAGCTTAAATCAAAACACAGATCACGCTCTGTATGGGGCAAGGGTAGAGTTAGAAGTCCGTATGATTCTGTAACATCGGATCAGGACGTGTAGCATGGCAAAGACCATATCGTTTGATAGGTTTGATTTTGGTCTTGACCTAAGAAAGGGTGCAAGTACATCAGACGCTAACCGATTAAGGGTATTAAAGAACGCCTATACTACAGAAGGCCGCACTATTAGAAAGCGTCCCGGATTAACAAAAATAGCAACGCTTGAGGCAGGAACAACAGGCCTATTTGCAGGTAATGGAAAACTAAACACATTCTATGGAGGCACTGGAACCATTACGCATGCAAATGCATTATTTCAGTCACACAATACACGAAGTCCAACAACTCCAGCATTAGCCATATCAAAGGTACATTATGGAGATGTGTTTAACGGGTTTATGTATTCGGCGATTGAATATACAACAGGTGAGATTAAGCACCACTATCTTGATGGCGCTGCACCTGGTGCAACACATATTACAGATGCAAACTGCCCACATACTAAACAGGTTATAAAAATATCAAGCAAAATATGGGCTATTGGAACTAATGGCGACACCGTTAGATTCTGCAAGACCAATGCGCCTAGAGATTGGACAACTGCAAATGATGCTGGATTCTTGCCAGTTGGATTGCAGCAGTCAGGGGCTAATCAGGCCACCGCTTTAGGATTTTATACAAACCGCCTAGTCGTGTTTTTTGCAGATAGCTCTCAAGTCTGGCAGGTTGATGTTGACCCAGCAAAGCATTCATTCTTGCAAGCGGTTGATGTTGGCTCAATTTTGCCGTACTCACATTCAAATATGAGTGGCGATGTATTCTTCTTAAGCCCTGCTGGTGTAAGAACTATCACAAGGCAAGATGTAACAACTAATCTTATTGATGCAGATGTTGGCTCGCCAATAGATAGAGATTTGTTAGATGGTGATTTCATTGTATTAGCCAATGCCAAATCTCAATATTACAGAGGTGGCGGTCAATACTGGCTTTATTCAGGCAATAAGGCAATGGTTTATACATTCAGCCGAACATCAGGCGTATCTGCATGGAGCTTGTACGAATTCCCATACAGCATTGATTATATGGATGAGCTCAATGCTGAGTTATATATGCGATCAGGTGACAATGTTTATAAGTTAGACAGATCCGTTAAAACAGATGACGGTACAAATTATTCAGTCGATATTGAGCTTGCTTACCTAGACTTTAAAGCACCTGGTGTACTTAAACATATTTATGCAATGGATTCAGTGGTCACAGGATCATGCGAAATTTCTCATAGATTTGACCCAAGAGATACAGCGCTTGTGACTAATCCTGCGGTAACAATTACAGGAGACACTCGCCCGGGATATTTATATCCAGTTGAATTGTTAGTTACAAGCTTAGCACCAGTATTGCGCAATTATGACGATCAGGATTTTGAGCTACATCAGCTTATGTATTATTTCGATAATTTAGCCGCGATTTAGAGCCTTATGACTACTCCATCCGTTACGAAAACGACGATACAAGGTTTGATAGTTAATTCCAGTTATATCAGCCCATTCTTGAATAGTTCTTTTTTCACCTTCATGCTCAATGTATTGAGTATTTGTTCTATTTCTAATTTGATCGGTCTTTGTCGCCCATCTGCAATTAGAAGGCTCATAGTTACCATCATTGTTAATTCTATCAATGCTATGCAA